ACGGACGAAGGGTTCATCACCTATTTCAACTGACGCAAGCCCCTTTACGGGGGCTTTTTTTCATGTACAGAAAAGGAGCTGAAAGACAATGCCCAAGAGAGTATACAACAACGTCGAAGGCCATCGGGTGCTGGACGGCGGAAGCGTATGCGAGGACGTGACGAGCATCACGCTGCCGACGGTGGAACACCCGACGACGACCATTTCCGCCAGCGGCATGGCTATGGACGTGGACATGCCCAACACGACGCACCTCAACGCGATGGAGCTTTCCATTGCGCACAACAACGGCGTGAACTGCCGATATCTGGCTACGCCGGGCAAGCACAACATTGAGATGCGCGTCGTTCGCCAGCGCTACAACGTGGCGGGCGTTGAAATCGAGCATGAGAGCCTGAAAGTGCGCGCAACCTGCGTGCACAAGTCCACGGACAAGGGCACGATTGAGACGGGCAACCCCTACGGGAGCACGGAAAAGTATTCCATCATCCGCTACGAGGAAGAGCAGGACGGAGAAATCATCACCATTGTGGACGCGGCAAGCGGCATCATGCGCTTTAACGGCGTGGACTACACCGACGTGGTGGAAAGCATGCTGAACTGACAACCCCGAAGTCAAATGCGCAAACGTTCGCGCATTTGACCTCTTTTTTCAAGAAAGGACAAAAAGATGGCAGACGACAAGGTGCAGCAGCTGCGCGCCCAAATGCACGAGGACGCGAAAAGCGGCATAATCACACTGAAAACGCCCCTGCGCGCGGGCGGGCGCGACGTGACCGAGCTGGCCTACGACTTTGGCAAGCTGACGGGCTGGGAATATGCGGACGCCATGGATATGGACCCGCGCGCGGGCAACATTTACAAAATCACGCGCAAGCAGGCGCTCTGCCTGTTCGCCGCGGCGGCGGGCAAGGCCAACGAGGGTGTGGACGCGACGGACATTCGCGAACGTCTGGGCGTGGAAGACGCCCAGACCGCCGTGGAGCAGGCCATGGTTTTTCTGACCACTTCGACACCGGAGGTAAAACGCAATTCCTAAAGCGGATTGTGGATGCTTCGCTGGCGACGCGCACGCCCGTAGACACCTTCATGGGCATGACGCTGGCAAGGTTTTACGACTTTGCGGAGGCGATTGCTCAGGTGCTCAAAGAAATGCGGTCGAAGGGATGAACGCGCCGGGGGC